GTGAGAAATTCTGATAGATCGCGTGATGTGCTGCAACGCCTTCTTGAGCAGTTGATTGCCTCCAGCCCTTTCGAGTATCGGGGGCGGCTTTGGGTGGCAGCTACTCAGGAAGAGTTTTGTGCTACGCTTGGCCCAGGATGGTCAGTCTCAAAATTTTATCGTCACACCTCCGTAGCGCCATTCGTGCGCATCACCGCAAAAATTGACGGCGCTAAAAAGACGCTCCTGAGATTGGGAGACCCGGAACCCGTCACGAGTGCCGACACTGCGAAGCACATGTCAAACCTTCTCCGCCGCTACCGTGCGAACAGCCGCAAGGCTCTACTGACGGAGCGCGAAAGCCTAACGGAAACCACAAGCGTTCCTGAACAGGATGCTTTGAGAGAAGTACGTGTTGAGAAAATCGACCACCTACTTGAGGTCTTACCAACTCTCACGACCCCGGACGAGTTCGGCTGTATGTGTGGTCTTGCTGAGATTTGGCCGAAGGGACATCAGGTCGACATCCTTCGCTCGATCCTATCGGACTGGCCTGCATTCATGGCGGGGGAAAAGGTTGCCATTTGGAGGCGGGGCGAGGGGCAGGAGCGGTATTTTGACTTTCCTTCCATGAAAGTCATCCGCGCTTTCCCCGACGTGGGCTTGGAGCTTTACGTCATGGAACGGCAGGAGGAGGCAGAGGAAATAACGCAGGAGCTGCGAGAACTAAGCCGCCTTATCGAAAATGACCGAATGCAATCTTTACCCCTAATTTAATCCATAAAATCCCATTTCTATTATCTCTTACAGGGGTCAAGATAATTCGGTCATATAATAGAAAAGGGGATAGGTGTTCGGGAAATCCCTCACGCCTATCCCTTTGAAACCCAAAAGTTGAACAGTTCTCGGGAAGATAGGCCTCCGGCCCGGATATGGAGCCACACCCCCAAAAGCCCTTTAAATTTGAGGGGTTTCTCATTGACCCCGAAACCACCACAGCGTATAAAACACCATGCCTTGATAACTGCTTCGGCAGGACGCGCTTAGCGCAATTAGAGCCGTAGACATCGGCAGGCACCAACAGCAACCTTGCTACGGTGACCATCGGTGTTCGGAATAGGGCGGAAATCCAAAAACCAGATTGCGGCTGTGCAGGCCGATGAGACACGGGCAAGCCTTGCCACGCCTGATAGCTTTCTGCTGGAAATGTTCGGGGCTATCCCGTCAGCCGCAGGGACCGTTGTCACGCCCGAAAGCGCTCTCAAGGTTCCCGCCGTCGCGGCTGGTGTCCGGGCGATCTCGGAAGCTGTTTCTATCCTCCCGCTTCACGCTTACACCCGCGCTGCCGATGGCTCCCGCGAACGCAGCTCAGATCACATCGCCTCCCAGCTTCTGAACGGTGACGCCAATCCTTGGACCCGTGGTCCCCAGCTCCGCGAACTGATGACCGCTGACGCCATCTGCTATGACGCGGGCGGGTTTGCCGAGATCGTACGGGATGGTGACGGAAAACCTCGCGAACTCCACCGCATCCATCCCAGCACAGTTAACCTCGAAATCGACAGCCTGACCGGCGAACCCCGCTACCGCGTGAGCGTCGGCAACGGGCAGCGGTTCATCGACTTCGGCAATATGCTCCACCTCCGCGCACAGTCGCCGCTCTGCCTGAACAGCGTGTCCGGCAAGAGCCCGTTGATGCAGGCCAAGGACGCCATCGGCCTGCTGATCACGCTCCAGCAGCACGCCTGCCGCTTGTTTGCCAACGGCGCACGACCATCCGGCATCCTGTCGTTTCCTCAGCGTCTGGGTGCCGAAGTTGCCAAGCGCATCAAAGCTTCTTGGCAGGCCGCGACAAGCGGTAACGCGGCTGGTGGGACAGCGGTCCTTGAAGAAGGAGGCAAGTGGGAAAGTCTCCAGTTCACGTCTGTGGATGCACAGTTCATGGAAATATGGGCGCTGGCGATTGTTGAGGTTGCCCGCATCCTCCGCGTCCCTCCCGTACTGTTGATGGATTACAGCCGTCAGACATGGGCCAACGCCGAGACAGGGGGGCAGCAGTTCCTCACCTACAGCCTGTCACCTTGGCTGTCTCGCTGGGAAAGCGAAGTGACTCTCAAGCTCATCGCCCCGGAAGATCGCGCCCAGATTTATGTTGAGCATCTGACCGACGCACTTCTGAAATCAGACTTCGCCAGCCGCGCAACCGCTTATTCCGCATATCGCGCTGCTGGAGTGCTGACCGCGAACGAGGTCCGCGCCGGATTGAACCTTGCTCCGCTACCAGACGGCAACGTTCTCCAGAACCCGTACACCACGACCGACAAGACACCGAAGACCGAGGGCAACGCCGATGAATGAGCTGCCCGTACATCGCCAGTTCTTCGGAGACGAGGAAAGGGCATTTCGCCTTGCACCTGATTTGGTGCTGGAGCTGGAACGAAAGGTTGGCACGGGAATAGGCGCACTCAGCCGCCGTTTCTTCGCTGGTGACTTCCGTTTCATCGAACTGACCGAAGTCATCCGTCTTGGGCTCATAGGTGGTGGCACGGATGCGGAAGAGGCTGACGCATTCGTAAAGACCTACGCCGCCCGGATGCCCGTAACGGACCTCTATGCGGTCGCGCTGCCGGTCATCGAAAACCTCATGTTTGGCCCGCAGCCCGCAGCACCTGATGAGAAAATGAAATCAATTTCACAAGATGGGGAAAGCTGATGAATGTGCCCGTTCAACGCTTCGTCAGTGAGCTATTCAAGACGGCTCCCGGCCTGCGATTTTCGCTCACCGAGATGGCCGCAGCGGTCTTTTTCACCAAGGAGCCTAACCGCGACCATATCCGATCTGTGCGCCGTGCCGCTGACAAGGTTGCTGCCACATACGGGCGCGAGCGCATGCACAAGGACGGCGAAACGTACTATCTCGTACCTCGTAGAAACATCGGGATTGCGCTTGCTGCCAAGTACGGCCCGATGGAAACCCGCGAAGCCCAGACCCGTGAGGCGCTGGACTTCGATATCCGGTTTTCTGCTGCTGACGATGGTGGCGTGTTCACCGGCCATGCTGCTGTTTTCGATGAGCGCAATAGCTTCAATGAGATTGTGAAACGCGGTTCCTTTACCCGCACGCTGTCCGAACATCAGACCCGCAACATCCGCCCGCCGATGCTCTGGTCTCATCGCACGGACGAAGTCATAGGCGTGTGGACTGACATCCGCGAAGACGCCACCGGCCTCGCTGTGACGGGCAAACTCATCACAGAAACCACACGTGGCAAGGAAGCGCACGCTCTTCTCAAGGCGGGAGCGCTCAACGGCTTATCCATTGGCTTCCGCACCCGGAACGCCGAACGCGGAGGGAACGGTCTCCGCATCCTCACCGACATCGAATTGGTCGAAATCTCTCTGGTTGCTCTGCCAAGCGCAGGCAATGCCCGCATCAAACAGGTGCGGTCAGCAGGGGAGCTTTCGGCCTTCACCCGCGCCGTGAACAGCGCAATCGCAACGCTTCGAAAGGATTGACCAGTGAAGCACGAACGAATTGAAGTCCGGTCAGCGTTGCCGCTGCCAATCGAAACCCGCGAAGACGATCCGTTGGCAGTTGCCACGGCTGCTGTCGAAGAACTGCGTAATGCTGCCGAAGAGCGGCACACCGCGCACCAGACGGAAGTCCGTGGCCTGACCGACCGCATCAGCCAGCTTGAAACTCGCCTTTCGCGTCCCGTGAACCAGCAAGAACAGCGCAACGAACCATCCGTGGAGCAGCGTGCGTTTGCCACGTACTTGCGTCACGGCAACGCGGCCCCAGCCGATGAACTCCGCACCCTGACGGTCTCCACGGACACACAGGGCGGTTACCTGGCACCCGCCGAAACCTCCACCGAGTTCATCCGCGATCTTGTGCTGGTGTCGCCAATCCGTGGCGTTGCTTCCGTTCGTCAGACCGGTTCGCCGTCCGTCATCTATCCCCGCCGTATTGGCATCACTGCCGCCAAGTGGAAGGGCGAGACGCAAGCTCAGGAAGCATCGGAACCCGCATTCGGCCAAGCCGAGATCGTGGTGAAGGAGCTGAACACCTACGTCGATATTAGCAACCAGCTTCTGGCTGACAGTGCCGGTCTCGCTGAACAGGAAGTACGCTTGGCGCTGGCTGACGACTTCGGTCAGAAGGAAGGCACCGCGTTCGTCAACGGCGATGGCAACCTTGCCCCGGAAGGCTTCATGGTCAACCCGGATATTGGTTACACGCCGACTGGCAGCGCCTCCCAGATCACCGCCGACAGCCTCATTGCACTGGCCTACGCGGTTCCTACCACCTATCGCGGTGCGGGGACGTGGGGCATGAACTCCAAGACCCTTGGCATCGTCCGCACGCTCAAGGACGGACAGGGGAACTACCTGTGGCAGCCATCCTATCAGGCGGGCCAGCCTGAAACGATCCTTGGCCGTCCCGTGCTTGAACTGCCTGACATGCCCGACGTGGCAGCCAACGCATTTCCTGTGATCTTTGGTGACTTCGCCGGTTACCGGATCGTGGACCGCCTCGCCATGTCCATCCTCGTGAACCCTTATCTGCTGGCAACGAACGGCCTGACCCGCATCCACGCATCTCGCCGTGTCGGTGGTGGCGTCATTCAGGCAGCCCGCTTCCGCAAGCTTAAGGTCGCCGCCTCGTAACCCCAGCGCCGAACGTCAAAGGAGACTATTTCCATGCGCGATCTCGTCAACAACATCGGCGCTGTCGCTGCCATCGCACCGGCAGTGCTGACCGCCACCACCAACGGGGCAGGCGTTGACCTGCTGCCCTGCAATTCTGCTGCTGTCGTCATCAGCACGGGCGCGATAGCCGGCTCTGCCGTCATGGTGCCGAAGCTGCAAGAGAGCGACGATGGCACCACGTTCACCGATGTGGCCGCTGCCGATCTTCAAGGCACGTTTCCGGCAGCTCTTGCGGCGGTATCCATCGTCAAGGTCGGATACAAGGGTTTCAAGCGTTACATCCGCCCCGTTCTCACCCTTTCTTCCGGCACCTCGATTGCGGCCTCCGCAGTCGTGATCCGTGGCGACAACCTGAAACGGCCCGTGGCCTGACCCAATAGCGGGCAAACATCTCGCTTGCCCGCGCCCACCATCCAAAGACACTGAAAGGAAACCCTGATGGGTATTACGACAACCGCATTGGCCAAGGTATCCATCGGTACTACGGCTTCCTTCACCACGGCCACCGCCTACGCGGGGGACACATGGACACTTGTAACTAACCTGCTTGACGTTGGCGAAGCAGGCAGCGAGGCGGAGATCGTCACCGCCAAAATGGTTGATCAGCCTTACGTCAAGAAGCTGAAAGGCTCCCGCGACAACGGCACGATGGAACTCGTCGTTGCCCGCGACAGCGCTGATGCCGGTTACGCTGCACTGATCGCCGCCGAAGGCACCGCGTTTTCCTACAACTTCAAGGTTGAGCTGAACGACAAACCCGCAGCCGGTGCCAGCCCGAAGAACTCTATCTTCTATTTCTCTGCCATCGTCGCCAGCCGCAAGAACAACTTCGGCGATGCGGACAACATCGTGAAGACGACCTTTTCGCTCGCCATCTCCGGCGCGATCATCGAAGTCTTGGCTTCGGCCACGTAAGCGGAAATCGCAAGATGAAGCTGGCGGAACCCATCATCGTGACAATTGCGGAAACGGAAATCGAGCTTCGGCCATCGCTCCGTCTCGCAATGCAATTGGAACGCCGACCCGGATCATTTCGCCAGCTTCTCAGCGATGTTTCACAAGGCAGTCTAACCGCTGCCCTAACCATCATCAAACCCCATGCTGACGGGATGCCGTTTCTTGAAAACCGCGTCTTCGATGAACTGGCACAGTTGCAGCCCGCACTTACGGCATATGTCCTGCAATGCACGGGCATCGATCCTGACGAACCTGCAAGCACTGGCAAGTCTACGGGCAAAGCCCAGCCCTTCGCGGACTATCTGACCGGCCTCTATCGCATCGGCACCGGCTGGCTGGGATGGACCCCGGAAACAACGCTGGATGCCACCCCCGCCGAAATACAGCTGGCCTACGCGGGCAGGCTTGAAATGCTCAAAGCCATCTTTGGCAGCGGTCAACCTGAGAAGACCGACACCCGACCGCTCAACGAGAAATTCCGCTCCATTTTTTCAGGCGTGGGGACGATCAAGGAGGATGCCGCGTGACTGATCTAGCAGCGTTCGTTCGCGATGAACTTCGAAAACTACGCGTCTCTCAGCGCTCCCTTTCCGAAGCATCCGGCATCAGCCGCTCAACTATTCGTCGGTTCCTCAGCGGACGGACAAAGGTGGAGATGGGGACCGTAGAAATCCTGATGCAGACCCTTGGCTATCAGCTTGCGCCCGTGGTCAACGGCACGCCGTCCCGGCTTTTGTGGCGGCAAAAAATAGTCGCACCGCTCCTTCTGAACCGTGATCAGGTCGTGCCAAAGCTGATCAAGGCCGTGGGTATGGAGACGCGTTTCTGATGCCATATCGCGCCCCATCAATTCGAGCCTGTGGATGTGTCCTGACTTCGGGGGTGCGCTGTCAGCACATCGTTGCCCGTGATCGCGAGCGCAAGGCTGCATTTGATGAGAAACGCCCCAGCTCCCGCGAGCGTGGTTATGACAGTAAATGGGAAGCAGCTCGAAAAGGCTACCTCGCCAAGCACCCATCGTGCGTCATGTGCGGCCAACCCGCCAACATAGTTGATCACATCGTTCCTCATCGTAGCGACATGAAATTGTTCTGGGACAAGACCAACTGGCAGTCCCTCTGCACACATCACCACAACAGCGCAAAGCAGTCTCAGGAGAAGCGATAATGGAATTGATCACCCTTGAGCCGAGAGTGTGGACCCTCGTGGCAGCGACCACGGCTATTCAGGCACGATCAAACCCCAGTGGCTTGCGCATCCACTATGCGGACGAGGAGCCTCCCGTGGAGACCGAGGTCTATTTCACAGTGCCTGACTATGAGCTTGCACCCTTCCGGCTGCCGGGGACCCCACGCGGCTTTGATGCTGGGACCAACGTCTACATGATGCCGGACGGTGATGAACCTGCCGTCATCGTGTCGCTTTGAGATGGAGGAGTGACCATGACACCCTCAGAGCATGCGCGCCTCATCGATCAGCAAGAATTCGCAACGGAATGCTTGGCCGTTCGGCAAAGGGCTTATGCGCTTGTAGCAGATCGCAGGGCAAGGATGCGGGAAGCCATCAACGCTTTCCTTGGCCGTCCTCTCTGGTATGTCGCGCCACCCAAGCCCATCACCCCGCCGAGGCGCAGACCACCGGCACTTATTGAGCCGAAGCCACAGCCAAACCGAAAACGAAAGCGGACCCGTGCTGCTCCCCTCAATAGACGGAAGTCGGGTCCTAAAGCCAAGCTTTACACGGTCGATGGCGTCACGATGACCCGTGCGGAATGGGCTGAGCAACTTGGCATGACGAAGGGCACACTTGCGTTGAAGGTGCATCGGCTGGGGAGCCTTGAAGCTGTGATAGCCCGAGCAAAGGCAGAGCATCGTTTTAACGCTTCGGTCCTGTCACGCATGGTGGCGGGGTTCCGTAGAGTGCGCAATTACCAGATCATCGACCGTATCTCATCAATGTTCGTTACCGCACACAGTTGTGGCAGCGTAATGCGTTCAGAGGAGAACGGCCTGTGACTTTAATCCAAAACCGACAAGAACTCGTCAGACAATTCGCGGCGGCAAATTTCTACGGTGGTGGATGTCTTGAGATCGACCGGCCACCACATCACCGCGCCGGTCTCTGTGCAGACTCCACGAGGAATAACGTACGAACCATCGTTCGCGTATGCTCGCGGGTCGCCCCCGTCCTCCACTGTGGCGAGTATGATTTCCTGCTTGTGCCTCCCGGCAGCAGTGATCTCCGCTTTGGCTATCGGCATCCTGACCAAGGCAAATCTGTCACGCAGAGCGCGGAGTTTATCGTGCGGCTCTCCCATAATCTTCGACTGTTCATATGCGGCTCGTATGATCTCATAACTACGCAACACCCAGTTCTCGGTAAGGCCGAGCATGAAATCGAATGCGAACTCAGGTTCACGTTGTCCGTTGGGATGATTGATGAAGTCGCGGGTTTCCGCTTCAAGCTGCCGCAGCAACAAATCCAGCCTGCTGTTGGAAGCAGCCGCGATCAGACTTGCTACTCCCCATCTGGTCATCCTGTGCATGAGATCAATCCAGCGCTCATGCACATCAGTATGATTGATCAGCCCAAGCGCAAGCGCTTCACTCAAGTGTTCTGTCGCGTTCATCCGTTTAGCCATGAACCGCAGCTTACACATGCCCCGGGGTACGTCCAGACTTTCCACAGATTGCTAGGGACCGGCGAGGACAGGCACGCGCACCATTTGCATCGAAATTCGGAGAACCGCACATGAGCATCGTTCAACTGACTGCCGCAAAAGCGCACCTGAACATCACGGATGATGCCGATGAGGCGCTTGTTCAGACCAAGATCAATGCCGCCGAAGCGCATGTGGAGAAGCTGCTGGGGTTTACCCTGGCATCGGGCTTTACCGGTTCTGCTGGCGTCCCCGACGATGTGAAGGAAGCCATTCTTCAGCTCGTCGGCCACTTCTATGAAAACCGGGAAGCTTCGCTCGTGGGCATCAGTGCCGAGGAAATTCCGTTCGGCGTGTGGCAACTCATCGCCCCGTATCGGGAGTACGTGTTTTGAGCCTACAAACTGACCGCTTGAAGCGCCGTCTTGATGCCATTCCCCGCGCTGTCAAAGCAGCCGTGGCCCCGGCACTCATCACGGCAGGCCACGACCTCGCCACCATGCAACGTGTCCTTGCTCCTCGCGATAGCGGCGACCTCCAGAACTCTATTGCCGTCACTCTGCCGGGAGAGACCACGCCATCATACAGCCAGCCCGGAGGCTCCCGCACAGCCAAGGAAAACGAGGTGCTGGTGACGGTCGGGAACAGCGAGGTTCGCTATCCGCATCTGGTGGAATACGGAACCGCGACTGCCGCCGCTCAGCCTTACTTCTGGCCTGCATACCGACTGCTGAAAAAGAAGATGGCAAACCGCATCAAACGCGCCATCCGCAAGGCTGTGAAGGAGGCGAGATAATGGAGCCGTCGCTTGAACTCCAGAAGGCCATCCGCGTCCGTCTCGTCGCATCTTCGGCACTGACCACCCTTGTGCCTGCTGCGAACATTGTGGACCGTAACGGCATCCCCGCCGCATTCCCTTCCATCTTGCTGGGTGAAGGCCAGACCGTTCCGGGTGGTGACATCGCCCGTTTGCGCCATGAGGTGTTTGTGGACCTTCACATCTGGCACAAGGAAACCGGCCTCGTGTTCTCGAAGCAGGTCGCGGGCGCAATCCGCGAAGCTCTTGCCGACACGAGATGGACAGCCACCGGCCTGCATGTTGCTGACCTTCGCGTGACCTCCAGCAGGTTCATGCGCGACCCGAACGGCATGCACTCGCATGGCATCATCTCCCTGACTGCCCTCGTTTCGGAGGTGGCATGATGCGCGCCGGAAAGCTCGATAAGACCATCACCATCGAACGCCACGCGATCACAGTGGATGACTACGGCACCCAGACGGAAGGCTGGAGCGAGATCGCCACCGTTCGCGCTCAGATCGTCCAGCAGAGCACGGAAGAGTTCATGCGTTCGTTTGGATCAACCGGAGAGACCGTCATGGTCTTCCGCATCCGGCACCGCGATGGCCTCAAGGTTGCAGATCGCGTCACCGAGCAGGGGCAAGCTTACGACGTGAAAGAGGTGAAGGAGCTTGGACGCCGCGAAGGGCTGGATCTTCGATGCGTGGCGGTGGGTGTCTAACCATGGCCCTCATCCTGAAAAAGAAGAGAATGAAATTGATTGCAAATCCGTTCGCGGACATTCCCGACCCGTTCGGATACGGGCAGCGTGCAGTCGATTTCCTCCGCAGCCTCAAGCACCCTAAGTCTAGTCTACCTGATCGCGCATTCCAGCTTGATCCGTGGCAGGAGCGCATCGTTCGCCAAATCTATGGACCTTGTGACGAGAACGGCCAACGGATCATCAAACAGGCCATCATTCTGCTGCCCCGTGGCAACCGCAAGACATCGCTGGGTGCCGCCCTTGCTCTTCTCCACACAATGGGACCGGAAGCCGTTCCCGGTGGCGAAGTCCTGACCGCTGCTGCTGACCGAAAACAGGCAAAGCTTGCCTTCACCGAGGCTGAAAGCATCATCCGTGCAGGCAGTGAAGAGCTATGGCGGAAGGGACAAGGCACCCGCCGCTTTGACGCTGGAAACACGATCAAGGTGCAGGAATACAAAAACCGTCTGACCTTCCCGAATGGCTCATTCCTCGAAAGCCTTTCGAATGATGCCGGAACCCAGCATGGCCGCACCCCGGTCTTCGCGCTGGTTGACGAAATCCACGCCCATAAAAAGCGCGATCTCTGGGACGTGATCAGAACCGGCCTCGTGAAAGTGCCGAACTCCCTTTGCATCGTCATCACCACGGCGGGACGCGGGCAGGAAAACATCGGCCACGAGGTCATCCAGTACGCCCGCGATGTTGCAGCGGGAAAGGTCTATGACCCCGCTACGCTGCCAATCTTGTTTGAGACTTCACCTGATGCCGATTGGCAGGACGAGGAAGTGTGGAAGGCGGCGAACCCCGGCCTTATTCATGGCTACCCTGATATTGGTGGCCTTCGGCAGCTTGCCCGTGAAGCAGCCCAACGGCCTGCCGACCGGGAAGCTTTTCGTCAGCTCCACCTCAATGTCTGGCTGGGACATTCATCTGACCCGTTTGTGGAAATGTCCGTCTATGACAAGGGCGCTGCCGCCTTCGATATTGATGAGCTGGAGCATGAACCATGCTGGCTTGCGGTGGACCTCTCCAGCAATTCGGACCTGACCGTGATCGTGGCCGCGTGGCGGGACGGTGAAGACGGCTATTTCGTGCATCCATGGTATTTCTGCCCAGCCGATAACCTCTATCGCCGTGCCGAACGTGACAACGTGCCTTATCCTACATGGGCAGATGACGGTTACATCGAACCGACCCCCGGCAATGTCGTGGACTTCCGCGCCGTGGAAGACACCATTCGGGAGCTATGCGAACGCTTCCAAGTTCGTGAGATCGCATTCGACCCGCACCTTGCCCGCAACATGCTCAACAACCTGCTGGAAGATGGATATCCGGCAATAGAGATGCGGCAGGGCTGGGTTACCATGGCACCGGCCATCAAAGAGCTGGAGCGCGCTATCATCGCAGGGCGCTTGCGGCATGGCGGGCACCCAATCTTGCGTTGGCAATTCGACAACATCGCCGTTGAGACCGACAAGGCCGGGAACAAGAGTTTCCACAAAGGCAAGTCCCGCGACCGCATTGATGGTGCCGTTGCTACCGCCATGGCCGTTGCCCGTGCCTCCACCGGCGAAGACACCCGTTCAATCTATGACAGCGAAGAACGCAGCGACGGCTTGCTGATCTTCTGAGGAGAAACCCATGCCGACAGATACCGAACAGCTCGTCGTTTCCTTGGAAGCTCGCATCCGCGACTTCGAACGGAATTTTCAGCGAGCGAACCGCACTTCCAGCCAGAACTTTCAAGCCATCGAACGGCAGGCGAAGCGTTCCGCCGATACGCTTGAGCAGACCATGTCCAAGGCATCGCAAGGCGTCAACGTGGCGCTGGCAGGCTTGAAGGGTGGCGTGGCCGGTATCGTGGCGGGCCTGTCCATTGGAGCGCTACAAGGTGTCGTATCCCGTATCGGTGACATCACCAAGGGTATCGCCAACATCGGCAGTGAGGCGAAGCGGGCAGGTCTCAGCACCCGTGCGTTTCAAGAGCTGGGATATGTTGCCCAACAGAACCGCATTCCCATAGACGCCCTGACAGACGGCATGAAAGAGCTGTCCCTTCGAGCGGACGAATTTATCATCACGGGACAGGGCAGCGCGGCGGAAGCGTTTGCCCGTCTGGATTATGGCGCTGCTGATCTCAAGCGAAAGCTTCAAGACCCTTCCACGCTGCTGGTGGAGATCATCGGCAAACTCCAGCAGTTGGACAAGGCTGCACAGATCAGAATTGCCGATGAGCTGTTTGGCGGCACGGGTGGTGAGCGCTTCGTGGAGCTTATCGATCGAGGAGCGGACGGTATCCGCAAGCTCATCAAGGAAGCCCATGACTTCGGTGCCGTGATGGACGACGAGGTCATTGCCCGTGCCGATGAGCTGGACAGGAAATGGAACGCGCTGGGAAGCACGATTTCCACCTGGACGAAACAGGCCGTGCTTGGCCTCGTGGGTGCGATGGACGACCTGCTGGATAGGTTCAACAAGATCGATGAGCAATCGACCCGCAACGTGCAATCGGCGCTGACCGGCATCTATTCCAAGTTACAGGCGGAAAAGCAGAACCTTGCCGACCTGATGCAGACCAGCGGCGGCACCCCGTTCGATGTCATGAACATCCGTCAGTCACAGCAGGAAATCGAACGCCTCACGAATGAGGCCATGAAGCTCCGGGAAATTCTCGACAACCGGCAGGGGTACGACAAGGATTTCATCTACAAGGCAGGGCAGGACGCCAAGCAGACCACCCCCGAACTCTCGAACCTCTACGGCGCGCTGAACAATACGGGCACCGCAGCCGGGACAGGCGCAAAGGGCTTGAACAGCTTTGCTGAGGCCGTGAGAGCGCTCAAGAATGAAATTCCTGACCTCGCCAACAATCTTGCCCAGCTCGATGCGCAGACCCGCATCAACACGGCGTATAACACGGCTCTGTCCAAGGCCCGCACCATGGGTGAGGTCTATCAGGCGAATGAGCTTCGCGGAGCAGCGCTGAAAGCCGTAGGTGTCAAATCCGCTACCGATGATCCCACCAAATACCTGTCGAGCGTTCTGGCGTCGGGCAAGAACCCCCAGCACATCATGGGGATGCAATCGAGTTTCCAGCAGAAGCTCGCCACCATGCTGGCGTCCATGCCCGACAACCTCAAAGGCAGCGTCACCATCAACAGTGGCTTCCGTTCGGTGGAGCGTCAGCAAGAGCTATGGCTTGAAGCGCTCAAGAAATACGGCTCCGCAGAGGCAGCCCGCAAGTGGGTGGCACCTCCCGGCAATAGCCAGCACAACAAGGGGAATGCCGCTGATCTTGGATACGGTTCGGATGCGGCTCGTCAGTGGGTGCATCAGAATGCGGGCAACTATGGCCTGTCCTTTCCGTTGGCGAACGAGAACTGGCATATCGAAGACACCGAAGCGCGGGGGCAGGCTCGTGCGCAGGAAATCCAGACCCAGACCAACGCGCTCATGCAGCAGTCGCAGGCCTACAAGTCTATCATTCAAGACGCTCAGCAGTTCACGCAGGGGCAGCAGACCGAGAAGCAGGCATTGACCATGACAGGCCAAGCCGCAGCAGCTTACCGCTACGAGCAAGAGATGCTTGCGCAGGCCCAGCGGGCGGGGATCACCGTGAATAGCCAGCAGCGTGCCGAAATCCAGCAGCTTGCGCAGGGCATGGCACAGGCTGAACAGGCAACCACCCGTTTTGCCCAGACACAAGAGCAGGCGGCAGAGTTTTCCCATATGCTGGGGAATACTGCCGTGGACGCTCTCACGGGCATTCTGACCGGCACCACGACCGCAGAACAGGCGCTTGCCCAACTCGGTCAGCAGCTCATCAAAGTGGCGTTGCAGGCCGCGCTGCTTGGGCAAGGTCCGCTTGGCAATGGCGGTTCGGGCGGCGGTCTTTTCGGCGGGCTGTTGAGCTTCCTCTTCCGTGCCGACGGCGGCATCGTTAAGCGCTCCCAGCTCCCGCACATGGCGGATGGCGGTCACGTTCGTGGTGCCGGCACAAGCCGTTCTGACAGCATCCCGACAATGCTTTCCAACGGGGAATTTGTCGTCAACGCTCGCGCCACCGACAAGCACCGGCCCATACTGGAGGCGATCAATTCCGGTAAGGCTCCCGCCTTGGCAGATGGCGGGGTGGTCAGTAGTTCGTCATCCCGTTCCGGTGGTGGCATGCATGCGGTATTCGCTCCGCAGATCAGCATCCAGACGACAGGCTCCAGCGGGGACGCTGCAAAGGATGAAGCCCACTCCAAGTCCATGGCGCGGGAGATCACCAAGGCCATCGATCAACAGATGTCAGAATGGGCGATCAATCAAACGCGCCCCGGTGGAATGTTCGCGGGCATTGCAAAACGTTAATTCTTTATCCGGTCGCGCTCTTCGATTGCTTTCCGCAAGTGCTCTGGAAGCCCCGCATAGACCTCATCGACATGTTTAGGTTCGGATATCATCTTTTCCGCTATGAGATTGAGAAGTCTAAATAAACTTTCTGCTGTCGCCTTATCGTCTCTTAAATCCATGCTGCCCGGATGAACGGCATTGTTGCCAATGACCCGCACTGCGTCTAGAGCTTTCTGTACTCTTGAATCTAGTCCAGCCGCTACCAGCGCTTTGATATCAGCGTTGATGTTTTCTCCCGGTTGTCCGAGGTGTTTGCACATCTTTTGGATAGATAGACGTATCAAGGCCGCAGCACCACGCGGCGAGCGTTCCAATATTGAACTAGCTTCATCATAATCTCTCTTGATGTCGTCTGGAAGGTCCGCGTTTGGCGGTGGAGCTTCTCCGGATGCAGGGGGGTAGACCATCCTATCGGACACCCACACGGTCACGTCTTTGCAGTTAAAACATTGAGAGACGTTTAGGTTCTCTACAGACTTATATCTGTGATTTCCTCCCTCTCCGTCCACCATGACTATACGGCCGGACATCAGTTTTTTTGACCAGTTTAACAAGTCCTCCCGCATTTCTTTGATCTTAACGTGCTCGAACTGATAGTCTTTTTCGTCAGCCGGGGTTAGCACTCGAGGGAGGGAGTCTTCTGTGTCTACTTCGTCCGCACGTAAGGTATACCAAAATTGCGTCGTCAACGCCCCGCAATGAGCGCAGTTGAAAGCAGTTTCTTTAACGGATGGTGCAATGTACTTCATATGCCCTCTTCGCCCTGAGATGATTAGAGGACGGTCTTAGTGATTTTTTTGACACCCTGAATGAGTTCATCAACCTCTTCTTTCGTTGGGTCTGTGGACTTCTTGTGATCGCATTTGTTTCTAATGTCGCCGAGATGTTGAATGAAACGCCATTGAACGGTGTCAATTACCGCAGCCGTCTTAAGCGCGTCATTAAGGTCTGAGATCGCGGGATCCTTCTTACGTAATGTGAGTTGATGTCGCTCACACACTGCACCAAGATGGCCCTCTAGAACCACTCCAGCAACGGCCCCCGCGCCACGTTGAAAGCCGTTTTTGTTCAGCTCCTCCGAGGCCTGTAGTTCGTCGTTCAAAATGTCGGCGTGAACAAGCGTCCTGATATCAAACAGGGTAGATTTGAAGCGGTTGTTTAGCCCTTCAACGATACTCGCCTGCTGCAGCATTGGCCGAGCCGCTGAGCGTGGCCCATAAATGACTTCTCCATACCGGGTTCCGTTTAAACCCCTCAGGCAGTCGCTTAATGTATAGTTTGCGTAACTAATCTCTTTTCGGTGTGTTTTGGAAGAATATAGCGCTCGAAAATCGTCAAGTCGTTCAGGCGCTATTTGCGTCAAGAGGGCAACACATTCTGAATACCACGGCTCGTATGCAAGGCTGAATGTAGGCAACTTGTCCAACTCTTTCGGGATGGATGCCTTATCATCTTCCGTGCCGTGCTCCTTGAAGAGCGCGTAGTACAGGTGAAATCCTCGCTGAGTCAGCTTTTGAATGTCGCGCTCGTATTCTTCAATTTTCGGCACCTGATACGTCCCTCCGCCTCCGTGAAATCGATTTCACAAATGCTCATGCAAATTAATCTGTTGCAATAGGGTTGTGTTACTCAAATGGTACTCATCCACACGTTGTCACCAACGGTGCTTCTCCATGTTTGCCAGACGTTCCTCCAACCTCTTCACCTTTTCCTCCAACCGGGCAAAGTCTGAGGTCTTTACCGGATTTTCATCTACGGGAGTAACGATTCCAGTCTGTAAGGATGCTTCCAAGCGAAACAATATCTCACCCGTTAAAGACCTATTGTTAGCCCTAGCGCACTCATCGAGCCTGTCTCTGAGGTCAGAACCATCAGTAAATCTCAACAAAAGCTGCTGCCCTTCGCGTTTACGTGTCTCCGTTGCCATTTTCATCCTATCAAAAAGATATCTAAGGGATATTGACCGAAATATCCGAAAGATATAAATCTGATTTCGCTATCAGAAGCAATCATTCCATAGGAGTTTAAAATGTCGAAGCCAAACGACATATCGCCACTGCTTGTCCGGATACCAGTCACCCTCAAGCAATGGCTACAAGTGCGTGCCGACGCTAATGATCGGAGCATGACCGGCGAAATCCTGGCCTTAATGAAAGCAGCGCAAAAAGCAGAAGAGCGAGCAGCTCGATGATCAACCGTCCCCTCCCGAAAGAACCCATGTTCACCGCCGCAGAAGCAGCGGCCAAGCTGGGTATCAGCGTCAAGACCCTCATGCGGCATGTGGAAGATGGCCGCATCCGCTACGTGAATGTCGGAACCGAGAAGCGGAAACAGTACCGGTTCACGGACTACATGCTGGAACAGTTCATCACCAACAACAAGCGCCGCGAGAAGAAGCCATGCCCGTCTACAAGCCCGAAGGCTCCCGCTATTACCGTTGCCAGTTCGAACTCCACGGTCATCGCGTTCACAAGTCTACAAAAGCCACCACCAAAAAAGAAGCAGAGCTAATCGAACGGCAGTGGCGAGAGCAGATTGCCGAGGACGTGAAGCATGCCCGCAAGACCGGCACCGCTCCAATGACCTTGGACATCGCAGCGGGACGATACTGGACCGAGATAGGCCAGCATCATAAAAACTCCGCAACAACGTTCACCGACATCCAGCGTCTACTTAACTACCTTACGCCGAGCATCCGTATGGACGCCATCACGGATAATGTGGTTGCTACCTTGGTCGCTCGTCGTCGCAGTGACACCAAGCACGGGAAGAAGGTCTGCAAGGAGGGGAAACCTGTGCAATTGATTGCAAACGCTACGGTGAACCGCTCAACTGTCATTTTGCTAAAATCCATCATGCTGGCAGCCCGTGACATCTGGGGTGCTGCAATTCCAATTATGCCACGCTGGAGAAGCCATATGCTGGAGGAGCCGAAGGAGAATATACGCTCTCTCGATAGCGACGAAGCTGTTGCCTTGAATGGGGCAGTTCGGGACGACTACGCCCTGTGGTTTGAGTTCGCCCGGATCACTGGCTTGAGGCGAAACGAAACTCTTATTCGGTGGAGTAACGTCAATGTATTCGCCAAACGCATCACCACCATAGGCAAGGGTAGAAAACAGGTGTCTACGCCGATCACTCCGGCTGTGGAGGCGATCTTGAAGCAGTGCAGGGGCCACCACCCGGAATTCGTCTTCACCTTCGTTTGCAAACGTCCTCTTGAGGGGCAGGTGAAGGGGCAGCGGTATCCCATCACGCCAGAGGGTGCCAAAACACAATGGCGGCGTCTCCGCGCTCGCTCAGGCGTTCAGAACTTCCGCTTCCATGATCTTCGTCACGACATGGCAACGCGGTTGCTTCGCGAGACCGGGAACCTCAAGATCGTGCAGCGAGCGCTCAACCACTCGGACATCAAAACCACCGTCAAATATGCTCATGTTTACGACGACGAGTTGACAGCGGCGATGGTGAAGATACAGACGCCCCCAGTTCTGCCCCCACGTCAAACCGATGAGGCTGAGAACTATGCGTAA